TGCTTTCTTTAGCTCTTTAACTAAGTCGTCTCTAGTCATTCTTCATACCCTTTCATCATCAAATCAGCACATTCATGTAAAGCATCGAAAGCAAGTGGGCTTCGTCCGTTTGCTTCTGCTCTACATAACTCCGCACACTCTTTGCGTACTTTTGCTTCGTGTAATTCAGCGAAGCGTTCAAGCGAGCCGTCAAGTCTAAACTGTATTGACCCGGTTCCCGTCATGGCTCCGGCTTCTTGCGCCATGCGAATAATGTTGTCTGTCATTTATGCCCCCAATGCGTTAAAAATAGCCTGCACTTGCTCATAAGTCAGGCCAAAAGAAAGAATTAGCAAAGCCGCAAAACTTACTCCAGCCAGCCCCCAGGTTATGCACTCCATTACAATACGTCCTATCATCTTGCTTCCTCTAGTATGCGTCTTGCTGTTTTATATTCAATGTAGCGCGCAAATAGTTCTAAATCATCGTAATTAGTTAAATCCATTTCGCGCCATTCTTCAAACTTTTCGACTAGGGACTTACCACCCCAAGAAATAGCGCCAGTTTTTGTATGGAAAAACACTTTTGCTTTCATTTATCACCCCTTGCTAAAATGTTGAAATTAGGCTCGCCTATCATTTGAATATGCACATACTGACCATCTAGCGTGTTAACGACCCCCGCTTGAATCAGCTCCCCACCATGTACCCTATCCTCTGAAGTATCCTCGTCATTGTCATCGGTCACTTCAAGGGACAAATACACCTCATCTGTCGGCTTTAGTTCCCCTTGCGCAATTGCTTTTTGAGCTTTGTCTGCGATTTCAATGAGGTGTCTAACTGTAAATATCATTTTCCCCTCTCAATCTCTATCGCCACTATTTTCGTGACGGCACGAAAATGCTATGCGTTCTAAATAGTAATCACGTTGTGCGTTTTTTGCTTTGCGTAGCGTCTCATCATCAATCTCAATTAGATTTTTGCCGTGCAACCAAACAATATACAAAGGCTCTATTTCTATCACCTCTTCTATTGTTTTACCTTTGAATTTTCCGAATTCAATCATTTCACCACCCTCAACTCTTCTAATCTTTCCCGCAGGCAGTCAGTTAAATACGGGTAACTTGTGCCAGCATTGCCCTCTAAAATTACCGAGACAAGCGTTTCTATGCTGTAATTGCCGAAGCCAGCAATTTCTATGCGCTCGTCTTTGAAAATTACTGCATATTTGAATATGTTATTCATGATTCCACCCGTTCCATGCGTGTACACGCTCTTGTTCTGCTTCTATTTTTGGCTGCCAGTAGCCATAAACTAATGCTTCAAGCGCCGCCGCGACATTCTCCGCGCCAGTGCCGGAGTTGTGGTACTGTTTCATTGCTTTAAGTAAACGCTCGGCTATTGCCTTGCGCTCTGGGGTCATCTGGTCGAAAAAAATCATTTCGCCAGTGGCTTCTGCAACATTGTGTCCGGTGTATGGGTTCATATAATCTCCTGTTAATGATTAGTATTATACACACTCACAAAGACTATGCAAGCACTTTTTTGTGGTTAAAACGGCAAAAAAAAACCCGGCACTAGGCCGGGCGAATTGCTGGACAGGCCAGCCAGGAGATGAAACAACGTCAGTTTACTTGCTTTGCCCTCTACTGACAAACCAGTAACCGAGTACAGCCGAAGCTTGCCCGGTAAGCCACGCAAAGGCCTGCATTGCAGCGTCATATCTTTGGTCAATGCTCAAGGTTTCCCATCCCGCGCCTAGTCTCTCGACTAACAGCCAGTTCAGGTATAGCGCCATGCCTACCAATAACAGCGTCAGGCTAGGGCGTATCATGCGCCGGAAAGCGTCCGTGAGTATTAGCAACCACGCCCAACCACCCGCGCTTTTAACCGTCTCAGCGTCCAGGTTATCGGCTGCATGCGCTTGTCCGATAGCCGTCATTCTTGCCGATTCTATGCTTCCCTCGGCTTCTGCGACTGCTACCTGCAACCTGCCCTCGGCCTCGACTTTGGCTAGTTCCCTGTCTTCTTTTCTCAGCTCAAGCTCGTGGGCTTGGTCAAGTTTTTTGATTTCAATGTCGGCTTTTTTGTTCAGGAAAGCAAATATGCCACCAATCAAACTACCGACCGTGCTCGACCCTAAAATAGCTAAAATTGCGCTTAACATATCACCTCCAGTGTAAAGTTTTTACCGCCAGCCCAATCCATCAGCTTTCTAAGTGCAGGGCGTGAAACAAGCCCCGCTTTCTGCATGCGACCATCGGGTATCTTGATTGCGCCTAGTCTCTCGCATGGGGCTATGCAGCCGTGTAATTGAGTTACCCATCCCTTATTCACATCCCCCGCCAAATTCGACGCATGTATTAAGATATGGTCTCTGCCTGGGACATTTCTCACCTCATAAACCCGACCAAATCTTGGGCTATTGACTAAGGCGCACTGGTAAACTCCAGTGGGTATGCAGCTTACCCGCCTTTGATTTTCTCGCCAAGGCAATTCTATTGTGTGCAATGTGTTGCCGCCAAACAACAAACGTCCGAACGTACCTTGCTCTGTACTCTGTCCACGTTTGAGCGTGACTATCATCTGTCTATACAAGAAGCCACGAGCTTGTACTCTTTGGGCATGTCTTTTAACAGTTTTGCCTTGGCTAGTTCGCAGGTTTGTTGTGAGCCGTGAACAGTCACTACGGGGTGTGTCATAACGCCAGCAACAATAAAAAAGCTAATCAAATAAGTCATTTTTCCACCTTCGCTACACGTTGCTCGAGCTGCAAAATTTTTGCATCAATCAATTGATCTTTGACTTTCAAATTCATCAAATCTTGATTCATGGCTTCCTGTTTTTGCATGACTTCTTTACCTAACCTCACCGCGCTTTCTAACTGCGTTTTTAAGTCTGCCGCCTGCCATCCTGCATAAAATAAGGCCGACGCGATACAGCCGCACCCGCCAATCAACCAGGTTAGCGGCACCTCGTAGCGTATCAAATTAACTCTAGGCGGCTGTATTGTTTCCATTTCAATTCCCAATCAAATCTTTTTTACCGCCCAATGCCAATTCTATATCTGCCGGACTAGGCACTTCCTTGAAAGTGTAACGCCAGCCGTTTGCATTCAAATCGTCAACAACCATTTCAGAACAAATCACGCCCCCGGCATTACGGGTACTTTTCCCGAAAAGATGGTAAATAGGTCTCAGACCAAATAGTATGTAATCAATCACTCCGTATCTGGCTTCGTCAGTGTCGAGTTTGTGGTCAAGATATTCAGCGGTTATAGATACGGGCGCTTCGATTAAAACGGTTTTCTTGTCGTTGTAAATAGACCACAATCTACGCCTACGGATTAGGTGCATGTCCCAAAACTTCACGCCGTCAGTGAAGCCTACGTGATAGCAACTTGACCCGGTGAATATCTTGGTCAGTGTGCTGCTTGGCTTTTTGCCGTAGATAAAGGCGATCTTCATTATTCACCGTACATTGAAGGCCAACCGCCACTAAAGTCGTAGTTTGCCGGGTCTGCGCTTGCTTCCATAGCTACTTTGTGCGCTCTTGCTGCGTCAAATATAGCCCGATCACTTTGTAATGCAGCCGCTAAAATCTGTTGCGCCAAAGCCCAAGTCATTTCAATAGATGACCCGTCCATCGTACTCCACATAATACCTGGAGGAATCGAGCCGTTTATTTCGTTGAGGCCGAGTTGCTGATTACGGCTTATTAGGTCAGAGTGGAACCACTTACCACCAGCTTGATAGCCGCCAGTCAATGTCCGCCGCTCGCGCTCGGCTTTGATAGCTTCCCACTTTGCTGCTTTGATTTCGGCAAGTGGCGGCTGGTTGAGAGTTCTGTCTATTTTTACAATGCTCATTGCGTAACCTCCGGGAATGTACTCCACGCAGCTCCAACTCCGTCCGTTAAATCTTCGTCGTCGCATGTCCAAAAAGCGCGGTCTGTGCGGTCTGTAGGAATATCAGCAGCGTCAATTATTTTGAACGGCTTGCCTTCCGGCACGTCTTTTAGTGCAATAGCTTCAATACCGTACTTAGCAAGTGCTTCTTCAGTGGGGCGCACTATTGCCAATACATTGTTGTCTTGTTTGTAGATAATCACTTGGCTCATATTGTTCTTTCAACGGAAAATTGCAACGTAAACAGCCTCACAATCAATCGGTGTTCC